GAAGATTGAAAGATTCATCACCGATACTGAGGAAGCTAGGGCTTTATCGGAACGGTGTCGGGATTATTACGATCATAAGCAATGGACAGCGGAAGAAGCGGCTGTTCTAACGAAACGTGGTCAAGCCCCGATTATTGTCAATCGTGTGAAACCTAAAGTAGAAGGCCTGCTTGGTTTATATAATATGCGCGTTCAAGACCCGAAAGCCTATCCACGAACAAAGAAACATGAGAAAACGGCTTTTGCTATCACTGATGCGCTAAGATTCGTTGCTGATAACAACAACTTTGAAGACTTACGCCTTGATATGGCTGAAAACTTCTTTATTGAAGGTTACGGCGGTGCAATTATCCAGACCAAGATGAAAAAAGGTCAGTTGGAGATTGAAATCAAGCAGATACCGTGGGATAGGATTTATTATGATCCTCATTCACGTAAAAAAGACTTCTCCGACGCACGTTGGATGGGAATTATTATGTGGATGGGCATTGAAGTCGCACAAGATATGTTTCCTAAAGCGGATTTTAAAGACTTAGCCGAACCCGCAACTCAATCATCCAACGTACATCAAGGTGAGGCGTTTGAGGATAGACCGCGATGGGTAGACACTGATACAAAACGTCTCCGTATCGCTTTACACTTTGAGATTGAGAAATCAGTCTGGAAGATGGCAGTTATTGCCGGTGATAAAGAAATAATCAAGTCCGTTGACTCACCTTACTTGAATGAGGACGGTGAACCGATGAATCCTATGGAATTAGCCTCGGCTAATGTGGATAGGGATAACGGCAGATACAGCGAAGTGGCAAGTTTTCTTGATCAACAAGATGAAATAAACCACAGACGTTCTAAGTTCCTGCATAACATGAACTCGCGTCAGACTCACGGGCGAAAGGGCTCTGTGACTGATGTGCCGATGATGAAGCGGGAAATGTCTAAGCCCGACGGTCATATAGAATGGGAAGGCGATAAGTTTGGTGAAGATTTTGGTGTTATCCCCACAAATGATATGGCTAATGGTCAGTTTACGCTCTATCAAGACGCAAAGAACGAATTAGACGCTATATCCATCAACGCACAGCTCTCTGGTGAGCGTCAGGGCGATTTATCCGGTGTAGCCATAGATAAGCTCCAGAAAGCGGGTACAGTCGAGCTAAACAGACAGTACGCGCTCCTATCAAATCTTGAGTTACGCATTTATCGTCAAGTTTGGGCGAGAGTAAAACAGTTTTGGACAAAAGAGCGTTGGGTCAGAATTACGGACGATCAAGATACTTTACGTTGGGTAGGCTTTAACGCTGAGGTCACAGTCGCACAAAAATTGAACGAAGTTCAAACTGATGAGTCTTTGCCTTTAACGACAAGACAGCAAGCGGCAATGGCACTACAGCAGTTAAGTCAAGAGCAACCTGAAAAATTAGAAGAAATTATTGAAATCAGTAACGATCTGACCGAATTGGACGTAGATATACTGATTGACCAGTCTTTTGACTCAATTAACGTACAACAAGAGCAGTTTGCTCTGCTTTCACAATTTGCTCAGTCGGGCGATGTTGATTTACTTGACTTGATTGAATTGTCTGAAATAAGAGACAAGGAAATCTTGATTGAGAAGATACAAAAACGCAGACAAGCAGCTTCCGAGGCTAATCAAGGCGCGGTAGAGTTACAGTCCAAGAAAGTGCAATCTGAAATATTCAAGAATGTTGCGGTTGCTGATGAGAAACAATCAATAGCCGATCAACATAAGATCCAAAATGAGTTATTGAAGATTCAACCGCCTAAAGATTCAGGCGTAATAATTTAAGATGTAATCGGGCGTAATTAGCTGGTCGCCGCAGCAAAGTTTATTAGCACTAATCCTAGTGCAACTGCCGCCGAGTTTACGGGCGTTATGATGGTCGCCGCATCCAACGGGCGCGAGGTAAGATAAGATGGCTGATGATATAATCGAACTAGATGTTAGTGAAGATAGAATAGATGTCTTTGATGAAGTAGACGAGTCTGAGGAATTATCCGAAGATACTACGGAATCAGAAAAGGGTGAAACTGAAGTTGAAGTAGAGGTTGATACGAAACCGGAAACGGAAGAAGTTGAAACCGAAGTTGAAACGGAAGAAGAGGTGTCTCCGACCTCACAAGACAACGAATCGGCTGGTCTTAAAGCGGCACTTTCCGCAGAGAGATCAAAACGACAGGACTTAGAGAAGCAGTTAGCATCAAAAGTTGAAGCACCCGATCCACTTGACGATCAGGATGGGTATGAAGCTCACATCGAGCAGAAGTACGCAACCAAACGTATCAACGATTCAAGAGAGGATATGATCGAAGCTGAACCGGACTTTTTGGAAAAAGAGGCTGTGTTTATGAGTTTGGTTATGGATGCTGATGGTAATGTGACTGACACTTCGTTGCGTGATAAATTTAACGCAGCAAAAAACCCTGCCCGTTTTGCATTAAACCATGTAAACGAACATCTGAAATTAGAGGCGTTAAAAAGTCGTGATTTTGATTCTGAAATTACGGTAGCTGTTAAAAAGGCTGAAGATGCGCTAATCAAGAAACTTCAAGATAGTGGACAAATTTCTCTAACGAGTGTGCCTGATCTAACTGGAGCAACAGCGTCAGGTTCAAACTCTGAAAAGATAATTGCATCCGTTGAAAACCCTGAAGATTTATTTCAGGATAACGATGGGTGGTAAGCCTTAGGCTGTTGCCATAACGTGAGGAAATCACAATGGCATCAAGTACAATTCAAACCGATAACAAAACGACTCGGTTTCAGGCGAAAGTTCGCCAGGAGTATGTAAGGGGTGGACGATTCGGGCCAGATATAGGCGCATCCGAAAACTCTGTAATTCAAACCAACAAAAACTTGAAGAAAACTTCTATTCCGCTAATCGGCAAAATAAACGGTGGTGGTGTAAGAGGATCTTCGCAGCTCGCAGGTAACGAAACGGCACTGTCTAATTATGCAGCTACCGCACAACCTACCTATCACCGTCAAGGCGTTCTAGTTGATAACGAGGAAAACGAATTAGCTGAATTTGATTTGTTCTCCGCAGCGCGTCCGGCTCTAAACAACTGGACAATGGAGTTAAAGCGTGACGAAATCATACAGTCTCTTTTAGCTGTTGAGGCCGGTGGAACGTATTACAACTGGGGTGGTTCAGTAGGCGCAACAGGTTCCTCTGCTGCATCTGCCGCAAACCTTGATACGTGGGATACCAATAACGGTGATCGCATTATCTACGGCGCAGCATTATCTAACCGCACCGCTGGTAACGTAACCACTTCACTTGCAACGATTGACACCACGAATGACAAACTGACCGCAGCTATGGTTACTTTGGCTAAACGTCGGTGTGAACTTGCTAACCCGCTTATACGTCCTGTGATGGTCAAAGGTGATGAGCCTTGGTACATCTTGTACGTTGGTGCGCTGTCTTTCAGAGATTTACAGAATGACGCCACAATCTCAGCGGCAAACCGTGAAGCGCGTCCTCGCGCTGTTGCAGACAATCCTATCTTTACGGGTGGTGATCTTGTTTACAACGGTGTAATCATAAAGAAGATAGCCGACATTGATAAGTTCATTGATGGTGACTCAACTAACTCTGATTGGGACGGTGTATGGGGTGCTAATGCAACGGGCGACAAGCTATCTACAGCAGGTAACAGTTCTTCGCGTGTTGGTGTTGGTTTCATGTGTGGCGGTCAAGCAGTTGGCTTTCATATTGGTCGTATGGCTTCATTTCAACGCCGCAAAGAAGATGATTACGGTCATCAAAATGGTGTTGGTATCACAATGAAGCATGACATCAAAAAGGTCTTCTACAACAACAAGCAACACGGTATGTTGACCATTTTCCATTCTGCATCAGCAGACGCATAGGAGGCTATTATGGCTACTACAAACTCAGATCAGTACAACGGCATCGTGCCGGGTGTTGGTGCTGGCGGCGACTTGAAAGTACATTACGGTTCGATTGAAATCGGTACTGCACAGTCCGCTGCTGACATCGTTAATTTCTTCACGGCTCCTAAAGGCTTCACGCCTTTATTCGGCTATCTTGTCGGCGACGACCTTGATACCGGAACAGAAGCCCTTGAGATTGACATCGGCATTACGGGTGATGCCACTAAGTATCTTAATTCAGGCGTTATCACTGGCGACACGATCGCTAATGAGAAAATCACAGTCGGTATTAAGTTGCCTCTACAAGAGGAATTAATGACAGTTAAACCAACGGCTTTCACAGCCGACACAGACATTATCGCTACCTTTACGGCAGCGGCTAATGCTGGCGGTACTGGTACATTAACGCTTGTTATGTGTGGCGTTCAAAACGATCCTCGGGTCGTCTAAACCAATCGGGAGGGGGAAACCCCTCCCTTTTTTTAAGGGATATTATGAAATTCAAGTTTATTAAGGAAGTTGAAGGAACAGTCAATAACTACGATGGCGAGCAAATTGCTACCGGAGATATAACTGATCTTAGTCAATTAATGTCCCATAAAGCAATGCGCAATCCCGATTATCAGTTAGTAGGGGATGCGACTGTTACAGTGAATCCAACGGAGAAACCTGTAATGAAAGTAGTAAAGAAAACAATGTCAGATGCGCATAAAGCAAAAATGGCGGCGGGTCGTGAAGCGGCTAAACTGAGAAAGGCACATGGCAACAAAGTCTGAAACAAGAGACAGGGCTGCGAATGAGCTTGGTATATTACGGCTCGGTCAGACCTTACAAGATCAAGATAAAGTCCGTATAGAATCCGGTTACGATGAGGTGTATCAAAATCTCAACGAACAAGGCTTAGCTATATGGGCTACTACGGGCGAAGTCCCGACAAATCTCGTCCCTTACGTGGTGTCATTAGTGGCTGATAACTGCTTAAACACCTACCAAGTATCCGAGGGGCGTTATAGGCGTATCAAATTAGCCGCACTCACGGCAGTAAGAGAAATAAGACGATTAGTTCAACCTGAGTTTGAATCTGTAGAACCTATGCGAGACTTTTAATGTTAGTCCCAATTAATCTAACAGGTGAGAGTTATCAAAACAGATCAACTCCGTTATCATCACAAGTCACGCGAAACTTCTATCCTGAGGTACAAGGTAACTCTTCATCTAAGAGTCAGTTCGTGCTACAACCATTTCCAGGCTACAAATTATTTTCAGCAGGCTTAGGTGGTGCTGACAGAGGTATGCTGAATCATCGTGAGATACTTTACAAGGTATCAGGCACATCTTTATATACAGTTGACTCTGCTGGTTCTCATACCTCAAGAGGTACGGTAGCGGGAACAGGAC